TGCGGATTAAAAACACATCAAAGTCTCTGTCCGCTTCGCGTCCAGAGCCAAGACGGCTTTTAGTCTCGCGAGCCTAAAATACCATCTACTCTGCTCGCAAATCGGAGCGACGCGTCCCCCATTGCACTTTATAAAGTTAGTACTATCAAAATGCTAGATACTATTAACTTTATCCCAGAGGACTACACCTTTACTGCCGGTGATCCTGTTATCCCCCGAATTCTACACATGATCTGGGTCGGCGACGCTGCGCGGCCCGCCTACGTAGATCAGTACATACAGCAATGGAAAACCCTCATGCCCACATGGCAGATTCGCCTTTGGACAAACACCGATATTTCCGAAGATGAATTCCCCGCCACAATCGTGGCCAAACTCAACGCCTGCGAAAAAGGCGCACAGAAAGCCGATATTATGCGATATTTCATTATCCACAAGTACGGAGGTGTCTATCTAGACACAGATGTAATCCCATATAGATCACTCGATCCGCTAATAGAGTGGGGCAAGCCCGTTATTCTCTGCCATGATCTACCATTGACATGGCAATATATTAGTGTTGGATTCTTTGCAGCGATTCCCTCCGCACCGCTATTCGAATACGCATGCAGACTATGTGAAACTGCCACCATTAATACACCCGATGTTCATATGCATACAGGGCCACGACTACTAGGAGAGGCTGTATGGAATACAAAGGAACCGATGCAGCTACTGCATTGTTATTACTTCTATAGAAATCAAGTCGGCCAGGAGCAACTAAATGGTTCTATTGTCACACATGATTTCACCGGGCGATTCGGATCACACTTTTATGCGAAGATGTGGTAATTAAAGACTCTCTTCTGAGTACTAACAATAAATGCCACCTACCTTCATGTGGGAGAGACCAACCCTTCTTCAGCGTATCCGGTCTTCATTTGTATTTTTTGCCCAACACGTAGCAGCCATCCTTTCGTGGAATACGCCCCATGGATTTCAACGATGACCGAGCAGTGAAACCGATGGAGGCGCCCCGTGCATACGCCTTCTCAGCTGCCACGGCACGATCCACCGTTCGAAACGGGCTCCGCTTAACGGATGCTCTACGTAATGCAAACGGTTTGCGACGACACGTGGTGCGCATCTCTGATAGACCGTTGCGGTTTTTAAATGAGCACAGGTCTATGTAGCAATCTTTGTTGTTTGCACCGGTCCAATCATACCTCCGTCACGGCAGACCCGCCAATGCACATGGGAATCAATTCGACCCATGACAGGAACCGTATAGGGCTGCGGTTTCCTTACTCGGAGGATCACATGACCATCCGACCCCACACGTGTCACTCCTGCATTCGCAAAATCGAGATATGCACGCTGCCAATCCTTGATCGTTGCGAGCCCCTGTGTCGCCGGTTCCGTCGCCCAGAATAGCACCTTCGCACCGGGTTCCAGGCCACTTACAAATACTTCCGTATCAGCATGTTCCGGTGTCCGCTCCTGCATCAGCGAACACGGCAGCACGGTCTCGCCCAAGAACGGCAGATAGGTGTCACGATGGACACCGACATAGAGTGCTGCGAGTCCCGTTATCACGGCTACAGCCGTCGCAGCGATGGTCCGGCGTCTATATATGAAAAACGAGAACAGGCCACCGGCTACGAGTATCGCCATGGCAAACATAAATAGCCATTTCTCCCACATTTCCTCCTAATTATATGCGGTCAAAAAAGTTGCCTTGCACTTGTTTGACCATATTAGACGAACGTACAATGGCAAACAAAATGATCGTGTTACTCTCGGGATGGGCGGGCTCTGGAAAAGACGCCGCCGCGGCATTACTGGTCGAAGAAATGAACTTTATGCGCATCGCCTTCGCGGACCTTCTCAAGGCAGATGTGAGTGAGAAATCCGGCATCCCACTCTCCGCCTTTCATGACCCCGTCACGAAAGACCGACCGATTGCAGGCCTCTGTCAGGTAACGCCCCGCCAGCTGTTGCTAGCCCATGCACGCGTCGTACGATCCCTGGACCCCGACATCTACAGTCGCAGTCTCGTCGACACTGTCCGTGAATCGGAACATGGTCGCTTCGTTGTATCCGATTGGCGCTACAAACGCGAATATGCCGTACTCCGCGAACGCCTCGGCCCTGATGCCCATATCGTGCGCGGGCGCATCATCCGTCCTGGCCTTGCAGTTAGCGAGGATCCGAGTGAGCACGATCTTGATGATGAAACCTTTGATTTCACAATCATGAACGATGGCTGTATCAGTGATCTGCGAGATCTACTGAAGCATGAAATTCGGTGGCGACTCTAGTGTTTGGGACCCTGGATCGCCTGCAGCTTCCAGATCGTCGCGTCGGCAGGAATGTCCTTGCGCCGGCAGCGGAACGCGGCATCGAACAGAGGCAACGTGAGCTGCTGCGCCGGCACGGCATTCTGCACATCCCGCGCAATGGCGCAATACAGATCAAACTCTGGATAGCGTTCTGAACCATCTGGTGCTCTTAATACGTTGCGCCCGTGCTTGTCCGTGAGCCACAGCCACAGTAGATTCCACAGTGGACTCGTCGTCTCCGCCTGATGATGACCCGCCTCTTTTGTCAGAACACGACGCGGCTGTGCGAGTTCCATCGGTTCCTCTGGATCCCAGAGTGTATCAAGAATGGCGACCGCGAGACGACAGAGGTCAAAGGATTTGTTTGGCCCCACCTTCGGCTTCCCCTGTTCGAAATACGCACCGCAATTGTACTGGCCGCCCGCCACTGCATCTGGTGCATAGACATCTGGCAACCACACACGATTGTCGTTCGCTGCTGATGGAGGGCGGAACGTTGCACGCCCAAAGTCGATGATCTTCATAATGCGCCCAAAGGTGGGGACGCGATAGAAGCGATCACCGCCTGTTGCGCCCGACAGATGGTAATACAAGTGTGTCTCTCCCGTGCCCGACCACATGACATTGTTGGTATGCAGATCATTGTGCACGAAATCATAGTTCTGTTGGGCCACGGCGAGACCGGCGATCACCTGGAAGATCCAGGCGGTCCAGCGCTGTTCCTTCGTTTCACGCATGTCCTCTGTTGCATCTTCGTCGATCTCATCCTCCATCAGATCGTCCATGGTGCCATCGCAGCGCTCGAGCACGGTTAGTTGTACAGGAAAGTTCTTGAGGATGGCCTTGTACTCAATATCGTCTTCGGAACCGCTAGAACCGCTGGAACGCGTGTGGCTCCGGCCACCGAGGCGCGACAGCTCTATCTGGGGACGATGCACCGTAGCTTCGCCAGAGACCTCGATGTCGGCTTCTACGAGTTCTGTGTCTGCATCTGTACCTGATTCTGTCTCTGCCTCTGCCTCTGCCTCTTCCTCTGTCTCGTCCTCATCCGAAGTCACAGTCCCCGCCTCCTGCAACAAGCGGGCCCGCACATTCTCCCAGGGCCGCGTCAGGGTCGCAGTCACATCCGGATCATACGGATCCACAGCGATAATCTTGAACGACTCCTTCTGCAATCCCTCGCGGAACCAGTCTTCGCCTTCAATCTCCGACATATCGTCCGTGATGTTGTACGTGTATTCAGGGACGCGGGCATTGTAGGTGCCGTAGAAGCGACAGAAATGGGGGGAGCGCCCCGTCTCCACTAGACGCGACGCCATGCACGCGAACACTGCATCGGTGTAGGCCTCATTGTAAGGATCATTGATCTTGCGGAGCGTCTGCTGCCAGGCCGTTTTATAATTGGGAAGCGCACCATCGGTGGGTAGAATCATCTCACCCGACATGGCGTCCACGGGTTCGACCAAATGCACCTTGCGCACCCACGCCGGTACGACACGCCGCTCCTTTGTCTGCAGATTCTCTACGACGGCGGTGCCGGCCTCCTTCACTTCGACGGCGAGCTCTTTTGCTGCGAGAGCGGGAGATCCGGCGCTTTGTTTCATGATAGAAGGAAACAGCTGCTCGAGGCTGGGGAAATAGGCCTGCAGCCCGGTAACTCCCTCTACGACAGGAACAGGACGCTGCAAATAATACATCCGTAAATCCGCCGGGGGAGATCTCATTACTGGCTCTCACTGTCATTCCTTTAGTATGAATTAGCCGCGCGGCTATGCACCAAAAAATACAGACCCCTGATTCAAGACAATGTCACAACAAGGCGGTCAGCGCCGTCTGAATCTGAAGCTTCGGAAATTCGACATGACCAAGATTAAGCACGACAAGGTCGTGGTGCTCATCGGGAAACGCGAAACAGGGAAGTCCTTCTTGGTGAAGGATCTGCTGTGGCATCACCAGAGTCTCCCCTGTGGAACTGTGATATCCGGTACCGAGGGGTCCAACCAGTTCTACAGCAAAATTGTTCCGCCGATGTTCATTCATGAGGAGTATTCCCCCCTGGTCGTGGCCAACGTGCTCAAGCGCCAGAAACTGATTGCCAAGAAGATCGCCAAGGATCTGGGAGAGCGGGGCACCACATCCGTCGACCCACGGAACTTCCTGATTTTGGACGACTGTCTGTTCGATACGACGTGGATCCGCGATCGCAATGTGCGCTATCTCTTCATGAACGGTCGTCACGTCCATACCATGTTCATCATCACGATGCAGTACGCGATGGGCATTCCACCGGCGCTCCGTACGAACATCGACTACGTGTTTATTCTGCGTGAGAACATCATCAACAATCGCCGCAAACTCTATGACCAGTATGCGGGGATGTTTCCGGATTTCGATTCGTTCTGTCAGGTCATGAACCAGTGCACGGAGAACTTCGAGTGTCTCGTGATCGATAACAACGCCAAGTCGAACAAGCTGGAGGACCAGGTGTTCTGGTACAAGGCGACGCCGCACCAGGATTTCCGGCTCTGCAGCCCCGAGTTCTGGGCGCATTCGGCAAGCTATGCAAAAGACGATGGGGAAGTTGATGATGACTTTGATCCAACCGCGGGAGGACGCGGACGCCGGTTTCAACTCAATGTACAGCGCAACTAATAAAGAAGATGCCATGCATGGGCAAGAAATGTATAGGCTCCGGCTATCGCAAAACACCTGCAAATACGAAAGGGAAAGAGGAGTTGGATGCACTTATTGCGAAACGCCAAGCAGATCTAGCGTCATACATCGTACCGACCCTCCTGACTTCTCAAACTCCATCGTCGGCACCTGCACCACATGCCGCCCCGTCAGGCGCTCAAACAACGGTTTCAGGACGGGATCTGTGAGCCGATGCGTGATCATCTTATTACCGTCGATTACTGCATTCAGACAGAAAGAATCCGTCGTGTCGAGGACGGTAACATTCGCCGGGCCAAGGAACGCCTTGAGTTTTCGGATCGAGGCCTGCGACATGGACCTACGATGGACGATGCATCTGTTAACTATACCAGAGGGTTCATGTGCGTACTCACACATGGCCACATCCAAGTGATAAAAGTCAGCCGATGTTAGTTGTAATATAAGCAGCTCTGGCGCCTCTTTAGGGCCATAGAGTTTCTTAAATAGAGTATCGAGCTCCTCAAAGGTTTTGCGGGTAGAACGATAGCCGTATCCGCAAACGGCCTTACGTCCTTCATCAAACCACTTGAGTTCGGCCTGCCCTTCAAACGGTTCATGTCCAGGATATTCCAATGTAGGGATCTTCAGAGCAGCAAACATATTACGGAGAACCGGGAGCTCCGCCTTCCGCTGTGGATATTTCATATTCGGTAGCAGAATGAGCGGCATTGGGAGACGCGGCAGCGCGAGGCCCCCGTTGGCGACAAATACTATGTCTGGCAACGGTGACGTTGTCATTGGAAGTCTGTAGATGATGCTGTGTTCAAGGGCATGCACGAGTTGCTTATGTTGGTCTTCACAGCGCGTATGGTTGGTCGTTAGGGCCATAATATAGGGATTTTGTCCATGTTGCATAGGCAAAATCTCAAAGGTAGTTGGCTCTATCAGAATACGGAGCATCTCTACTTAGCGCCGCAAGAACGTATTCAAGAATGGCACAGGAAGCTTTGATCTTACCGGTGCGGGCGGCCTGGTGGGTGGTGCAGGAGGCAGTGCCTTCACAGCCGCAGATGCGATATACCACAGATCCGACGTGAGTCTCGAGTCCAACAAATACGCATAGGGAAGATAAAAATACCCTTTATCTCCCCATGAAGCCCCCCAGCTGTTACGAACAATCCACCATTTCCTGACCTCATCATAGCCACACACAAGAACGGCGTGACCACCCAGAGGCACTGCATTACGTGGTGGCATCGGAACAATACCGGTGGTAGCAACCGCATAGCTCTCGAACGCATCAAACACTTGGATGCCGACAACGAAAGGATAGCCCGCATTCAGCGCAGCCTTCATCACCGACATCGTGTTACGAATGTTGTATGCTGTAAGCACTCTGTTGGAAAGCGCCTCTATATAACACGAACGGGGTGGCGCAACGGTTAGCTTCGAAGGAATGTATGGCCAGGACTTTTCGGAACATACACCATATCTCTTCATGCATACAATACCGCTCACCATGGTGGCACCTCCGTCTTCATGAATCGTGCCTTCGATTGCCCGTTCATTGTAATACAAGAACAGACGCGATCCCATGAATGTAGGGGCTCTGTATTGCAGTGCGGCGACCAGTGCATTCGCGGTACAGCTGGCCAATTCACCCTGATCATAGACGGGCGGCATCTGGGGGCGGAGATCCTTTTTGTTTGGACCAAAGATTGTATAGGGTAGCGCAACTCTCACGGGGATTTTCATAGGGGCAAACTGCGATTGTTGGATCCGTTCCACCTTGAGATTATAGCCCCCGTGTGACATTGTTTAATAGTAATATTTCTTTTATTACCATTAAATACGATATTTTATCACTCTGCTTAACTGGTCGCCTCCTCTGCCTTACGCGCCATCGCTAGATCCGCATGTCCTGCATCGGTGAACATGTCTGAGGGTGTGGTCACGGCCTCCTCCTGGAGCCCGAACGCAGGTGCCTTTGGCTTCGCGGCCGCGACCGCAGCCTTGGCCGCTTTCGAAGCCTGCACCTCTGCCGCTGCCGCCGCCATCTTCTGACGCTTGTCCTCCTCAAAGAAGGCATCGCGCTTCGCGGCATTATCCTTGTAAGACTGCATCAGCTTGTTGAGATCGTCGCTCTGGTACTCCTGATCCTTGACCTCCTCCGGCTCTGGATCCCAGGGCAGCCACTCACCAACATCGGCCACATACACGTTGAAGTACGGATCCTTCTTGTTCAGCGCCTTGGCACGGGCGTTCGCCTGATCCTGCGTGGAATAGACACCGCGCACCTTGAGGCCGTGCATCGTGGTCTGGAAGTTCTGCTGCTTGTGGAACTCGTCCTCGAGACGCTGGCGATTCACGACCATGTACTTCTCATAGCTCTCTACGATAGAGCTTTCCTTGAAATCGGCGAGATTCGACTTGACATGGGCCTCGAGGTCGGCCGCGGTCTTCTTGCTGATATCCCCACGGAGCTTGGTGAGCTTCTCCGACAGAGTGACGGCGAGGGTCTTGTTCTCGGAGATGTCGGTGGAATCGGTATTGCGCAGCTCCATCTCAATGTCGGAGAGAGTGTTCTGCACCTCCCGGAATTGCCCCATAATAAAGGACTCGGTCGCGCGGATCCTGTAATCCATGTTGTAGAACTCGAGGAACTTGCTGAAGAAGAAATGCTCCTTGTTGCGGAGGACTCCCCGGTTGGGGGTTAGGAAACTCAGGCACACATACTTCTGGCCCCGGATCTCATCGTCGCCCTCGAGGAACACTTGGGGCTTATCGTCGCTGCTCATTGTATTCTATTATGAGAACAAGGGCTTTAAACGGTTGCGGGAACGCAAATCATCTTCTAACAAAAGGGATCATCGGGTTTGGAAAGATTTTCGGGACCCTCATTATAAGTATGGACGGTTTCACAGTGACGGAGCTCGTTACGCGCGCCATCAAGTATTTCCTGGAGGGTCTCGCGGTGGCCCTGGCGACATTCATCATCCCGCAGAAGAAGCTGAACGTGGAGGAGATCCTCGCGGTGGCGATCGTGGCCGCGGTGACCTTCGCGCTCCTGGACCTTCTGGCCCCGAGCATTGGCCTGACGGCGCGCCAGGGTGCAGGCTTCGGTCTGGGTGCCAACCTGGTGGGCTTTCCCCGTCTATAAACTCCGTTTATAGCCGTGTCAATTCAGCCATCGCTATCGCTCAGGCTGGGTTCCCGCGTCTCTAAAGGAGTTATGCCCTGTTTGAGTGAAACGAAAACGGCAATAACGACGACGTAGATTAATTAACGTTCCTTACATTCATATCCGATATGTCTATGACATCTCAGATTTGAATAATATATAGCGCGCTCACTTCTTTCTGGTTCTGCGGTTCACAGTTTTACGGCGGATGGATTTTCTTCTGCGCGTCTTCCTGCGTTTTCGTTTGCCTCCTGTCATAGCTCCATATTGTGTTTTATCAAAAAAGGGTGGTGTTGCTGCAAGTGTTTCAGGTGAAATAACAACCGCCTTTATGTTATCTAAATACTCTTTTGCCTTAGCTATTCTGGCAATTCGTTCTTCTGGTGTTAATGAACTTATCGAATATTCAGACATTTCTGTATTTGACGGTGTGTATTCCGCTGGTTCTGGTGTAGAACTTAGTCCACCCGCAAATTGTAACATATCACGATTGTATAGTTCCTCTATTGCATCGTTGAAATCAAATTCTAGAGGTGTTGCTTCATTTAACGTTGCCTTAAATATAGTATAGGATCTATCTAATATTTCCATTAATATAAGTTGCCGAAAATCAATTTGAAATTTACTCCATAATTGTTTGTTGTCCAGTGTAGGAGTTTGCCCTTGTAAGTATACCATACATTTTAATGCAAGAGCTTTCATTTCATCGGTAATTTGGAGTGATTTCATTTTCTCTTTAAACGCTCTCTCTTTTTCAGCTAACGCTAATTTAATTTTGGCTCTCGTTAGAGCTGGCATGCTAACACCATCTAATGTTTTAACTAATTCACCGACCAATATGTTACTGAAATAATCAACATTTTTAGTCATATAATCTTGTGATGCTTCAATATACCCAGGGGGATTAACCACCGCTAGAGTACTACCAGAAGAAGGAGTAGCAAATTTTGTGTAATCTGGAAGGATATCCTGCATTGAGCCACACGTAGGATCATTTGCAAAAAATGCTTTAAGATGCATAGCTGTTAGAGTGGCATGTTGCTCGGCAGAAAATCCTAAAGATTGGACATTGTCTAAAATAGATTGACACACTTGTGCTATAGCATCCGCACGAGCTAGTAGATACTCTTGGGGTGTTTTAAACTCTTTACATAGCCCTGTAGCTTGCAAACGACTGCACAAAGCCCGTCCAGTGCCCCATGATTTTGTATCTTTCAATTTATTAAGAAAGTCTATTATCCTAGATTTATCTATATAATATCCTACACTATTATTATACATGATAAAGTGAGAATCATTTTTAGCTTGATTGCAGATAACGTGCGCCGGTCCATATTCTCTGCGCAACCCTTTTTTATATGTTGCAGCACGATTACCGCCTTCTAACGCATCGAGTTCCAATAGATGTTTATATATATTATGTTCATAAAGACCTGTAAAGCATAATGCTTGCGCTATGGGGAAAATATGCTCACATTCAAATGACAAAAATTCTTCTTCTGTTATTATTCCACCACAAATCCAACATATGGTAGGATCACCATCGATAACGTTAGCACATTGTGTGGTT